ATCACTATTTTTAACATCTATTGAATTAAAACTAGCTTTAAAAAATGGTAAATAATTCCAACCGCCATAATGGTTTACAAACCAAACAATTTGGACTGGGTATAATGGTTCGCAAATTTCTTCTGTATAAATTGTATAAATTCCAAAGAAATCAGTTTCATTGTTTATTTGCATTTTAACACTATTATTGTAAACCAAAGGAATTGCGTAATTAAAATAATCATTTACTCCATAATGAAATATTTCATTTTTTAATAAATTGTCATTTTCGTCATACCAATTTGCGCTGTAAGTATTTGTACTTTTGACAATAAAATTATAGTACGGAATAATTGTATTCCAAAATACTTTTACATCTGGGTTTGCTTGTAGTAAAAAAGGGTATGGGTCTGCTATATCATAGTTCATTCCTTGCTCTACTCTAGAATAACCATTAACTCCGACAAATTCTATTGTGTCTATTAATATCCAATTTACATTGTCTACTGAATAAAAGGTTTTATATTCCCCAATGCACCATTCTTTATTTCCAGCAAATGTTACATTAGTAGAAAGGTAGTCTAATGCAAATTTGTCTATGTATTCTAGAATAAATGGCGATATATTATAATTTGTTTCTTTTTGTGTTATTGAAGCAATACCCTCGCTCATTATGTAAGTTGGCGTTGCTGGTCTAGTATTTGGTTTATTCCAAATCCTTAATTCTACTTTTGTGCTTATTTGAGTTGGCTCATTAATGATAACTTGATAAGGACTTCTAGCTAAAATTACTTTAATTGCTATTGGTGATGGCATATTATTTTTTGATATTTGATTTGATAATAAAGTTAACTGTGCTTTGTACATCCAAAGCAAAAGCTTCGCCAATTTGTTGTGGCAAACTATTAATATTTTTTTGAACTGCATCTGATAAAAATGGTGTGGGTGCAATACCTTGTCTATATACGCTTTCACGTACTGCAAATGGATTTAAGCCACGTTTAGAACTCCAATCAATAAAATGTTTAACGCTTGGTTTTACTCCCTCTTTAAATGAAAATGGACTATCCTTACCTTTTTGTTTCCACATTTTGCCCTTATTATTACTTCGGTTAAATTTGCTAGTCATCTTTCGTACTCCCCCAGCGCCTCGAACTCCTTTCTCAACAAATGCGCCATAGTAACTCATCGATATTCCTAACTCAATACTTTGTTTGTAAAATATTGCGCCATTATTTTTTAAGCTATTTTGCAATTGGCCAGTATCTACTTTTCCACTAGCGGACAAATTAGCTTTTGCATCGGCAATTACTTTGTCACCGAAATTATCTAATGCGGTTTTTAGGTTGTTTAATTTTAGCATTTGTTTATGTCATTAGGTACTGATATTGAGAGAGTTGTAGAAAACCCAGCTAACATATTTTCCATTTCCTTATTTATAAAATCAGATGTAGGTGCGCCCGACAATTCCCAACCATCGTTGTAAATAGTTGATTGATAAATTCTTGCTACTAATCTATTTATTACATAAAGTTGGTTAGTCCAAATATAAATCATATTGTCATTTCCATAAATTAAGTTTTCGGGAATGTCTTTTGAAACATCTACAATATCTAAATTTAATATTGTCAAATTGAAAGTAAGTGTATTTTCATTATGAATTACATTATCAAGTTCTATATGCGCCAAAGGGAATATTGTTAATTTTTGTAAATCTACTTCTGTCAAAGTTCCCAACGTAACAGTATTACAAAAAGGGTTTGAATTTAATTCGTTTGTCAAAGCTTCAATTACTCTATATATTGCTTCAACTCCTTTTAAGTTATTTTCCATTTTTTTGTATTCGTTTTAATTCGTTTCGTTCCTTTTTGTTTTTTGATATTTTATAACACAAATTATGTAAGCATTTGTGCATTGACATATTCTCTATCGTTTCATACTTTGTAATGTCCCCTCCAGCAAGTTCATCGATTGTTGCATACCAACCCCAGTTTCTACTAAATTGAGTTGCTTCTGAAAATTCATCGTACTCTTCTGTTCCAAATACTTCAGAATATATGTCGTGCAATCCAGACCTAAATTCCAAAAAAAAACCATAGCACCGACTACGGCATCCATTGGCATATGTTTTAATGCATCGTGATAAGTGTCGCCTTTGTATTCCTCAACCAAATATTTGCCGTTAAACTCTTTTGTAATTGGTCGATATAAAACTCCCATTGAATTTATTATTGTTTCCCAATCTGATATGTTATTATTTAAGTCTAAAAATTCAGCATATGTCATATCATCTAATTTAGGCAACCAACCAAATGTAATATCCCCTACTTTGAATTTCTTTACAAGTTCTGGCTCTTGTTTTATTATTCCATCTATTCGTTCACTTATTGAACTGATAAATGAATACTCGATATTCATTACTTCAATATGCGTAAGGTTACAAAATATTTCAATTTTTTTTATTTCTAGATAGTTTGGGTCTGGGTGCTTTTCAGCTTCTTTGATTGCTTTTAAATACTCTAGGTATTTTGATAATGTAATATCTTTCAAAGATGTAGGTACAGAAACTTTCATTAATTTGTTTTTATATATAACGTATTATTTTTGTGTTTGTGAGTATTTGTATCAAAAAAAAATAAACGTGCCTTAAACACGCTTATTTCAATTTATTTAGCCATTATAGGTTTACATTATATTCGTGAATATAGTATCAAAATTTTTACTATAAAAAGCCATTTGTTTTCTATTTGATTTTGTGTTATCAATAAGTCCACTTTCACCATTAGCATTTTTATACAATTTAGTCTTTATTTCGCCATCTTTAATATCAACCAATTTAAAGCCATTATTAGTTAAACTACTAATGTGTAAAATTTCATTTAAAAATCTTATCCCCTCATCGATAGTGTAAACCACAAATAAGTCATTAGCTTCATTTAAATAAAACTCGGCATTTGTAAGTCGATTATACATATCTATTTTTCTGTTCCATTCGTATGTATTATAATCACTCCGCCAATTCGCTTTCGCTTCTTCAATTGTTATTTTAATTACTTTCATAGTTTTAGTTTTCTTGTGACATTTCAATTAATTCGTAGTAATCAGCATCTTCAAATCTTTCAGCAATTATTCGACAAACTTCTACAAGTTCCGCAAACGCATTACTTTCATCTCTACTCAAAGAGTTTTCAATACCATTTTCGATTTCATAAAGACAATCACTCAAATCTGTTAGTGTGTTTCGAAATCTACAATAAGACATATTCGCCATAGTTTTTAAAGTTTTAGTGTTAAACAATAAGCAAATATAGTTCTTATCTTTTATTAAAAAAAACTTTTAATAACTTTTAACACTAATTTAACTATCTAATTGCATATTTGCCGTAATTAGGTCTAGCAAGTTTGTCGTATAATGCGTATCGAACTGCGTCAATAGAATGATTAAACATATCGACTGGACTATTCAATATGTGTCCGTTTTTATCTTCTTGCCATTTGTAGTTCCGAAACTCTTTGATTGTATTAATACTATCTTTTGTTACATTAAGTCGGTATCGTTTCATCATATCAATTCCTATGTTTACGCTTCCTTGCCCTTTTGTAGCTGGTTTTATATTCCAACCAAATCGATATAATTCATCTATGGTTTTTGGCTCGGCACTATCGCCATAAATTTGATTTCTGCCTATATTCATTTGTTTTAAAAAATCGTGAATATCTTTATTAGTCATTCCAGTTCTGTATAAAAATTCTTTTATGTATAAATCATCGCCTTTTTTCCAAACTCCAATCATAGTTGTAGGGTCATTTGAGTAGCCGTAGTCCATTCCATATGATAAAAATTCGGCAGTATCTGGTATTAAATCGCATTCGTTTATTTTGAAGATAATAGATTTGCTAGTACCGATTTCGCCAAGTCCGTAGATTTTCCAATAATTTTCATCAATATCTTTTAGCCGTTCAATTTCTTTTATTGTTTCGACTTCTAAAAAAGGGTTGTCTTTGTAAGTGGTTATGTAAAAGTCTGCGTCTTCTCGAAGTTTTATTTTATCATATATGAAATGAAACTCATCACTAGGGTTGTAATCTAGGATTGCCCTTTCAGTAGTTCTGAATATTAATTGTTGCCAATCTTCAAAAAATAATTCGTTTGCTTCATTTACAAATAATAAGTTTCTTTTACGCCCTCTGACTTTTTGTGGTTGGTCTAATGATATAAATTCAATTAGGTTTCCATTTAGCCAATATTCGCCACTACTTTTGTTATGCGATTTTTCATTATACAATTCGTATGCTTTTAATATTTCTATAAAGTCACGCATAGCAGTTGCCCTTAATGCTGGGTATGTTTTACGACAAATTGAAACAGTTTTACCTCTTTGCTTTAATGCATAGCCAAATATTATCCACATTAAAATGTTGTAGGTTTTACCACTTCGAGTACCCCCTTGCTCAATTACAATTCTTTTATTTGAATTTTCTAAATGCCTAAATATTTTATTGGTCTTGATAGTTTTCATCCACTATTTCAATTCTAAATGCGTTATTGTCACCAGCATCAATTTCAGTTCGTTCTACATAACCCCTATCTTTTGCTTGTGTCTTTAAATAAAAGATTATTGAAGTTTCTCTTTTGTCTTTGATGCACTCAAATAGTTTGCTTTCTACAAAATCAATTGAGTAGTTTTTTATATCGTTACATTCTAGTCTGTAATTCTCATCTGTTCGTAGCCACTCATAATGCGTTTGCCTCGATATACGGACTTTTTGACAAGCTATTGATACAATACCTAGTGTATTAGTCAAAGCGTCTATCATCGCCTTTTTTTTAATGTCAGTTTTTGTCAAGTTGTCTTCCATTATAAATCATTTTTGTTTAACTCAAATTCCTCTAAACAATGCGGACACATTAAAGTCAATTTGCTATTGTTTTCTACTTCTACGTTTGTTTCAAATCGAGTGTTCATTTCTTGCTCTTTTTGTTCGTACTCCTTTTGAGTTGTAGGTGCAATATTAAATCCGACACTATCATCA